CTCCTGATCAATTACGTCCAGCTAATGTAGATGAATATGTCAAGATGAAGCAAGCTGATATTCAAATCTTACAAGCTATTAATGATAATGGTGGAACACAATCATATCCATGGGTAGAAGCTGTAGTTCGTCTTATGAGACCTACTATTGGTATCATAGTTCTTTTAACATGGGTATACTCTGTAACAGTAGGAGTACCTAGCGATGCTATTAATAACTTTGCTTCAGCCGTAGGTTTCTACCTATTTGGTGAACGAAGCTTATTCTATGTGAAAAAGAAATGAGTGTCTTAGTCAAAGAAGAGTACATCAAGGCAATGTACACATTGTTTTGTAAACTCCCACCCTTTGACAAGTATGAGTTACCCCCAGCTAGTAAGATAGAATGGACTATAGTAGACGACAGAGAATTATGTGGTTCTTATTCACCAGAGCCTCATTGTATTACAGTATCTGTAGCCCGTCATAGTCATTTCACCTCTATATGTAAAACACTTCTACACGAGATGGTACACATGGTTATGTACCTTCAAGGTAAGAAGTATGAGTTACATAATAAGACCTTTTATAAACATGTAGATAAGCTTTGCTCTATCTACGGCTTTGACCCGAAAGAACTTTAACATGGTAGATCACTCGCAATTAACAGAACCAGTAAAACATGTAGTAGATGCTGTAGCAGCTGTAACAGCTTTAGGAACTATAACTACTTTATTACCTCCTTTAGCAGCCTTACTCACTATATTCTGGACCTTTGTTAGAATACACGATAGATTCTTTTCTAAGAACAAAAGACCAACTAATACATCACAGGATTAAACATGGCTACTTCAGGTACCACAACCTTCAGTGTAACACGTAATGACATTATAACATCAGCACTTAGAGTGATTGGTGTGTTAGAACTAGGTGCACAACCAGACGCTGCTACTATTGAGAATGCATCACTAGTCTTTAATATGTTAATTAAAGATTGGATGACTGATGGCATTAAATTCTGGACAACACCAGAAATTATATTACCATTAATTAATGGGCAAACGGTTTACAAAATTGGTAGTGATAGTAGTAATGATCTAGTTACAGACCGTCCTCTAAGACTTCTAAATGCTTTCCTAAGAAACAATAGTGTTAGTCCTGCTATAGATATTCCTATGACAATCATCTCTGAACAAGAGTATGACCTATTAGGATCTAAGTATAGTACAGGAACTACCAACTCTGTGTTCCTTAAACCCTATACAACTTACAGTGAGTTAAAGGTATTCTTAACACCTGACTCTAATACAGCTACTAACTATGCTTTACATTTAACTATACAAAGACCTATACAAGATGTAACAGCAGCTAATCAAACTCTTGACTTCCCTCAAGAATGGTATCAAGCTTTACGTTGGGGTCTAGCTTCAGAACTAGCTCCTGAATACGGATTAGATCAAAAAGCAGCATTGATTACACAAAGAGCTGAACAATATAAACAACGCTTAGCCGCTTGGGATGTTGAGAATACTTCTACATTCTTCCAACCAGATGCTCGTTCAATGAATACTAAGTTTAGATAATGGCTAATACAATTCGTTTACCATTTGTATACCCAATTGAGTTTAGAAATAACTCAACTGATAAGGGTTCTAAGATGGTTAACTGTTACATGGAAAAGGATGGAGAGACTGTTTATGCAGTTAAACGTCCTGGTATTGTAGCTACTGGTATAGTACCTGGTACCGGTCAATCACAAGGGTTATATGTATTTCAAGATAACCTTATTAGTGTTATTAATAATACTATTTATAAAACTACATCAGCAGGTGTAACAACAACAGTAGGTACTTTAACAGGTACAGTAACACCTTGTTACTTTTCTAAGACAGCTAATGATAAATATCTATTCTTCCAAAAGGGAGACTATGGTTATACATATGATGGTACTACATTAACTCAATTAAGTTCTGGTACTTTATATGAGATCTTATTAACAGCAGGTGGATCAGGTTATGTTCAAATTTACCCATGGACAGCCTCTATTCAAGTTATTGTTAATCAGGTTGTAACTACTGGTGTTAACTCTTATTTATATACAGTAGCAGGTACTACAGGTACAACTGCTCCTACTATTACATCAGGTACAGCATCTGATGGTACAGCTACAGTAGCTTATATTATACCATGGAGTTCTTCATATTCATATAGTTTAAATGATTATGTAGCATCTAATGGTAGTGTTTATAAAGTAACTACAGCTGGTACATCTGGTACTACATCTCCTAGTTTTATATTAGGAACTGGTACAGATGGTACTGCTACTTTAACTTATGTAACATCATATTTACCTTCAGTTGTTTTAGGAACATCTTGGGTAGCTAGTACAGCTGTTACATTAAATCAACAGATCTTTTATGGTGCTAATTTATATACAGTTACTACAGCAGGAACATTAGGAACATCAGCACCTACTTTTACAAGTGGTAGTGCAACAAATGGTACAGCAACATTAGCATATGCAGGTAATGCAGCTAAAGCTTATTCGGCTGTATCTTCTACAGTTGTATCTAGTATTAATATATCTAATGCTGGAACTGGTTATACTATAGCACCTACAGTTACTATAGGAACACAGTGGACACCTTCTACAACGTATCCTAATAATTTCCAAGTATATTATAATGGTAACTTATATACTGTAGTAAGTCCAGGTACTTCAGGGTCAACAGGACCTACTAGTACTGATACAACAACTACTTTTACTAATGGTGGTACTACAATGATTTATGTAGGACCAGCTGCAGGAGCAACGTCACAATTAAATGGTTTTCCATCAGGTAATATAGTACCAGGTGCTACTTACTTTGATACCTACACTGTTATTATGACAACAGATGGTAAGATTTGGAATAGTGAACCAGAAGATCCTAATCGTTGGAATGCTCTTAACTTTATTACAGCAGAGTCAGAGCCTGATGATGCAGTAGGTTTAGTTAAACATCTTAACTATATTGTAGCATTTAAACAGTGGTCTACAGAGTTCTTCTATGATGCAGCTACTCCTGTAGGTTCACCATTATTACCTAACTTAACCTTTAACCTTGAGTTTGGATGTGCTAGTGGTAACTCTATAGTACAGATGGAAGAGACTGTAGTATGGATTGCACAAGGTAAAGATAATGGTAAAACAGTTCTTATGCTTAATGGTACAAGACCTGTTGAAGTAACTAACATAGGTGTAGAACGTATTCTTAATAATACAACTAACCTAGAGAATGTTAGAGCTTATAGTTTAAAGATATCAGGACATTATTTTTATGTTCTTAATTTAATAGACGATAACATAACACTTGTTTTAGATATTAAACTTAAACAATGGATGATATGGACATCGTTTGTTAATGGTAAAGAAGATATCTTAGATGGTGTATTCTATGCTTCTTGGAATAATCAACATTATACTATTGACAATATTGATGGAAAGGTGTATAATATTAATGAAGGCTCATATACTGACGATGCGGGTCCTATTCAATTTAGAGTAAGAACTAACCTGTTTGATGCTGAATCAACTAAACGTAAGTTTATATCTAGACTAGAAATAGTTGGTGATAAGGTGGGAACGACACTCAACATCAGACATACGGATGATGATTATAATACCTGGTCCGAGTATCGTAAAGTGGATTTAAAGACTGATAGAAGTGTTTTATATCAGAATGGTTCATTCAGAAGAAGAGCTTATGAGTTCTTCAATACAGACAATGTTCCCCTTAGATTACAAGCTTGTGAGATAGATGCAGAGGCAGGTTCTATATAAGGAGCTAGCATGATTGAGTTTGGTATAGAAGGTTTTGACCAAGCAGTAAATGATATACAAGATTTAATTAAACTTCATTACGAAGAGATTGCTTTAAACAAAGACGTTATACCTTTAGATCCTGATTGGGATAAGTATAGAACGTTACTTAATAATAATCTTGCATGTCTTATTACAGTAAGAGATGATGGTAAGTTAATAGGATATTCTATATTCTTTGTAACGAAACATCCACATTATAAATCAACTACCTTTGCTAATAATGATCTTATATACTTACATCCTGACTATCGTAATGGTATGACAGGTATAAGATTAATTCAATATTCAGAGCAATACTTGAGACAGTTAGGTGTAGCCAAGATTCTTTGGCACGTTAAATTTAATAAAGACTTCACAAGGATACTTCATAGATTGGGGTACGTTGATGAAGACATAATAGTAGGGAAAATCATAAAGGATTAATTATGGGTATTTCAGCAGCAATTGGAGAAGCAGTAGGAAGTACTATTGGTGGTGACATTATTGGAGGAGCCTTAGTAGGTGCAGCCGTTAGTGGTATTACTGGTGGTAATATGCTTACTGGTGCTCTTACAGGTGGTATTGGTGGTGGTGTATTAGGTGCTTTTGGAAGTGCTGGTACTGTAGGTACAGGCTTAACTGGAACTGCTGACGCAGGGTTAGCAGGTGTAGGTACTTCTTTTACATCTCAAGTAACCCCTTCTATTTTATCTGCAGGTGGTGTTGACGCTGCTGCGGTAGGTGCTGCTTCTAATTTTACCCCTAGTCTTTTAAGTGGTATTGATGCTACGACAGGTGCTACTTTAGGACCTGCTGGTTCTATTCTAGGTTCTAATCCTACAGGTATCTTTGGAGCTGGTGGTTATAACC